CATTTTTATTCAGCCAATGTAGAGATGGCAATCTTCCATTATTTTGGTTTGTCAATTTTGTTGCTGCCAAAAATGCGTCTTGCATTGACCGGCGAAGTCTCTCTTGTTTTATATGAGAAAACTTATCTGGATATTTAGACATAAATCTTAATAATCCCAAATATTTTCCTTTCCTCAAAATTGAGTTAGATGGGATTTCTCCTTTATTGTTTTTCGGAAGGTTTTCTGCAATAGAAATCCATTCTTCAATGGATTTCACTCTTTTATCTTGTTTTAAATGAGATATTTTCTCGGGATATTTTGATATAAATTCTGCCAAACGACCATATCCGTTCCTTTTCAATTGAGAATAATGTGGTATAGTTCCATTCTCTCTAAAGAGTTTTTCTGCAAGTTTGATTTTTTCCGATTCGGATTGATGTTGTGATTCGAAATCAAATCCACATTCTCTCAACAATCTTAGTTCATTAATAAACATGTGATTGTTTTGGTATCTTTCTCGTTGGCGAGATTCCCATCGTTGACATTCATGATTAGTCATATGTCATTTCAATACAAATATGATGGTTGCCATCCAAGTTGCTTTGGTTATACCGCTGCCATTGTAGGTATAAATCTCATATGACGACTTCCAATTTCTCTTTTTGATTGAAAATTGGAATTTGGGTTGTTTCTCAAGTTCCTGAATAATATCCACTGGCATGGAATCTTGAATACAGCGATGTCTAAGGATGAAATTGCCGACGAGCATTATATTGGTGGACTTCTTCAATGAGAGCAAATACATGATATTGGAGAAGTCAACTGACCCTCTCATGGCCATGTTTAAGGTATCAAAGTTAATTATACCTGCATTGAGGGTATGATTGTTGTGTGCTTTTACGAGTTCGGAGTAGAAGTTGCCGTGGATGAATTGAGCACCATTGGTGATGGATTTATTTTTGGCAATGGTTTGTTCATCAATGTCCACTCCGATGTATTGCTTTGGAGTTATAAGACCTGTGGTGATGATTTGATCCAATTCTCCACCGTGGAGAAGGTTTCCGTGATCATCTGTTTGATTGGCAGCAAGTGTCCAGTATTGTTGGGATTTGGGTAGGGAGTGGTTGCCAATCAATTTTCGATATTGATTGATGATGGTCTCGTGGCGAGCAGAGACTTTTTTGTTGCTTGACCAGTTAAGATGTTCAATGGGGTTCATTTTGTATTCGAGATTTCCATATTCTTTGCTGTTGGATTTCTCTCGATTTCTCTTTAGTAATTCCAAGAAAGTCATACCAATCAATCCATCCTTTATCTTTATACACTATATGGGCAACAACTGGAATATTTTTTGGCTTATTCTTTAATTTTGTCCATTCTTGTCTATTTGAAAGATCAAGGGTTCTGACTATTTTCCTCGCTTTTTTAAAACTCATGTATCTATTATTGGATTTAGGTCCAAAACTTCCAGTTCCAAGAAAATCTCCCCACGATTTCCATCCTTTATTTTTATAATTTCTAGCAGGTTTTTGTGGGATGTTTGTGGGATGATTTTGTTTAAAGAAATCGTTCCATTGTTGTGCCGATTTTATTTTGTTCTGGATGGCAAACTCTTTGCATTTATTATATGTAATGAATTTTTTATTATAATTTGCAATATTACCAGTTCCTAGCCAATCCCCCATTGATATGAATCCATCATCTTTATACACATGCCACGGAGCATTTGGCATTCCGACTGGCAATTTTACTGAATCACAATAATTCCTCCACTCCTTCCCCGTTTTTAAATTAAGTTGTCTCGCCATACTCCTTGCCGATTCAAATGGAAGATATTTATTATTGAATGATGCAATTACACCATTGCCTAAAAAGTCTCCAAAACTTATCCATCCTTTTCCGATGTAGGTTTGTTGTGGAGCAAATGGTATGTTATGAGGTTTTTTTCCAGATTTACAATAATCTCTATATTCAAATGAACTTTGTAATTTCAATGGATGAATAATTTTTTTAGCATCATCATATGATAAATAAGTTCCACCAAATCCCGGCGTTGTTCCTAACCAATCTCCCAAAGAGATCCATTCCAATTCATATTTTCTATTTGGATGTGATGGAATATTTTCGGGTCTGTTTCCCGATTTTAAATACTCATTCCATTCTACGGTTCCTTTGAATTTTAAATCCCGAACAAATTTTCTGGCAATTTCAAATGGAAGAACATTTTTGATCAGTTGATTTTCAAAATCAAATCCTGAATCATTTAATAGATTGATTTTCCATTGTGGTAAATCATTATTATTGAAGTTGATTCGTTGAGTAACTTCCCACGTTCTAATCTGTTTTATGGTCATACTTCAACAGATTGCCGTTCTTTATTATATTTCTTCCATTCTTCAAACTGTGCCATCCACAGTGCCCGTGATTTCTCCACTGCCTCACGATACTCCTTGAATGTCTTAATCCCAAACGCATTTGAATAACAAGACAACGACCATGCCAATGGATGAATATCCTTCACCATGTCATAATCAATGGTGTTCACATTCATTCCATTGGTCTCCAACATCGTGGCAATGTTCTTCATCGCAAACCAGCGAAGAATCTCTTCCTTGACTTCCTCCCGTCTATCTTTAATCTTGAAGTCGTCCAAAACAACATCCAATGATGCTTTCAACAGAAGTCCTTGTTCAGGAGTTATCTTGCCATGTTTGAATGTCAGTCCATCATCAAACTCTTCTGAGGCATTGACAATGGCATCATAGGAGTCTTCCAGTAGTCTTTCTTGGTCTTCGGAATCGGGAAGGACGGTATTGATGTAGCTAACTGTTTTCTGTCGGGCATGACCATAGATGTCAATTTCCTCACCTTCAACTGGGGTTTCAATGAGACGGGGAGCATAGACTTTAATCAGAAGCAAGGATGACATGGTTGCTTTGAGATATTCATTGAAATTCTCTTCGTATTCATCTGTGCCGACATTGGTTGAGTGAGGAAGCATGTAATAGACCTTTACATCGGTCTTTCCTTCGGCAGAGCGGAACAACCTACCACTCATCTGAACAAACTCACGTAATGACCCTCTGGCACCGATTACGTAGGCATTCTTCAACCATCTATGGTTTGCTCCTTCCTTCATGGTTCCCAAAGCAATGATAATGTCAATTTTACGCTTGGTTGGGTCTAAATTGGCATGGTCTGCATTGATGACCTTGAATTTTTCGGCACGATTGTCTTCATCAACCAAGTCAATACAACGTATCCAATCCTTGCCTTTTTTGACAAGAGTGAAAATATCGTCTTTTTTGATGGTTGGTTTATCCTTGCCTGATATTGATTTGTAGCATTCAATGACATCCTTATGTTTATCACCAACCGAATACCGTGACCCTACGTTAGGAATGAAAATCAATGAGGGTTCAATTTTCTTACCCATTAGTTCACCCATCGCCTTTTTATAGGTATTGCCCTTATAGAGGATGAAATCCACGCTGAAATGTTCAAGTGGGGCGAAATCCTGCCAAGCTTCATCATAGGGATGTTCATATTCACATTCAGGAGTCAATACACCATCAGGAATGATTGGATATTTGTCACCACGAAAGGGAGTGGCAGTTGCCAAGAGAATATGAGCATTGAGAGATTTGTTATCAAGGATGTATCTTACGAGGTCTCCAAGTTGGTTGGTTTCAACAAACCCCTCGTCATTTTCTCCGTATAGGATGTGGTGATATTCATCGAAAATGACCAGAATGTTCTTCAACAGATGTTTGAGTTCTTTATGAATATTGACCAATGTATTATGGGTCATTATGATTGCCCGACTATTGATGTCTCCGACAATGCCGGGAGATTCCAAAAATGTTCTTGACAATTCGGTGGTGGAGTCGGTATTATACCTTGTTTCGTTGAGATATGAAGGACACCAGTTTACGGTTTCTTTTGTTGAAGGTAGAATGAATGTCTCCACCCGCATGTTTTCGGTGATATTTTTTTGTGGGGCGGCGATGATGACTTTGTTATTGGGGTTGAGGCGAAGGTATTCGGCGGCGAACAGTTCAATGAAGAAATTTTTACCAGTAGCAGGAGGTCCACAAATGGCTGAAACTGGTTTATTTTTGAGTTTATTGAATGCGGCGGATTGCCAAGGTCTTGCTGTTTTTGGTCCTCCAAAATCAGAAACGATTGGCTGACGAGTGGAGTTCCATCCAGTTTTCAAGTGGATGTTGGACTGTTGGATAAAATGTTTCATTGCTACATACAATAGCATAAACAGATTATAATGTCAAGATGTATTACGAAATATTTTTGTAGGTTGGTGAAAATACAGTTGACATTGGGATGGAGTGTGGTAATATGTGAGGAATGAATGAACAAGAAATACAATCATGGGAATGGAATTGTCGCTATTATCATAAAACGGGAAATCTGTCGCCGTGGAAGATAAAATTGTTAAAAGAAAATGGATTTGATTTCAATGCTCAAAAAAGCAGCAAATTTTTTTCATTTAAAGACGCAAAAACATTTGTTCATTCACTGGGATTTAAAAAACAAAAAGAGTGGTATGAATATTGTAAATCTGGGAAGAGACATCATAATATACCTGCACTTCCACCACAAATTTATAAAAACGAATGGAAATCGTGGAGTGATTTTCTAGGAACCAAAATTGGATTTGATGGCAAATGGTTGGATTTCAATGATGCCAAGAAAATTTCACTATCCTTGAAATTAAAAAATTTCAGGGAGTGGAATGAATATTGTAAATCAGGAGAAAAATGGTTTGTTATACCATCCAATCCACATCAAGTTTACAAAAATAAAGGATGGATTTCTTGGAGCGACTGGTTGGGTGGTGTCGAGAAATAACTCCTTGATACTGCTTCTAAAATTTGATATTATACTCTATATGAAAAAATTAAAATCTCCATCTCGCATTATTGCGGCAAATAAAGCTCACAATACCATTCGCCATCAGAAAATTGACCGAACAGCAGCAGCATTAAAAGCACATTCAACTCGTAAGATGATTGTCAGAAACAACGAAGTCATTGGTGTTTGATTTTGCCAGCACATTTTTTGCATTTTGCATTATTTTTGATTGACCTATTTCTCGAAGAAATGGATTTCAACAATATTCCACGGTGGCATGATGGACATGGTTTTGAGCATTCGATCTGAATTTGTTTTTTTCTATTTATTCGATACTCAGGATTTCTCTTTTTCCACCGTTTTGATGATTCCCGTCTGGCATTAATTCTATCAATATCGTTTGAATATATTTTCTTACCACTGGCACAAAAACGACAACGAGTATTATGTTTAGTAGCATAATCATATGCCCGCTCGGTCGAATAATTCAATGGAATAAAACATTGAGGACAAGCTCGCCCATATAGTGCTTCTCGGGCAATACAATGGGCACATATGATGCTCTTACCTTGGACTAATTCGACTGCTATTGGCGAGTAAAATGGAAGTTGACGTTTACAGGAGTGGCATTCAAAATATGCGAGTGGGTTCCCATTCGGAATTGGTTTGTATAAAAATAGAGATGCACTTTCCAAATTCATATTAATCTAACATTTGAAACATTGACATACTCCTCATCAATTTCTATGCCAATATATTTTCTATTCAGTTTCTTCGCTGACACTAATGTAGCACCAGATCCGCAGAACATATCCAACACAACATCACCATCTACACTACTATTTTTAATAAATATATCCATCAATTCAACTGGTTTCTCCGTTGGATGTAATTTATTTCCAATGATATTTGGTATAGTCAATACGTTCTTAGTTCCTTTATTATTTATACTCTTGGCCGGTCTTTTTGACAACATGAGGATGAATTCGGCACTCCCCATATAATATCGGTTTGGAGTGCAATTATTTTTTGACCATACAATCAATTGTTGGAATACAAATCCAGATTTCTCGGCAGATACTTGTAATTTGCATAAATTAGCACCATTGACCATCAAATAGCAATGTGTTCCTTTTTTCAAAACTCGATATACATCTGGCATCCATTCATCAAATTCAATATCATTATGTTTGAACATTTTTCCAGATTTTGCGGCAGCAATATAGTTGGAATTTTTCTTTATCCATTTGTTTGAACAAGCAGTTCCATCACTGACAAAATTACGTTTGGTGAATATACCACCAACATCATCATCCGAAATTTGAGATTTGATTCCTCCAGCTTTGATTTTATAAGGAACATCAGAAACTATCAAATCAATACTTTCATTTGATAGTTTTTTTAATTCCACTAAAGAGTTTCCATTTATAACAATATTCATTTTACAGGAGAGGAACATTTCGACCAATACCCGAAATTGGTCCATTGAAAGTGATTTTGCGTTTATATCCTTCGGAAGTCATGATATAAGAATAAACAAATACTTTTGTATCTGGACTTCCAATAACCATCAAGGTATTAATTTTACGAAGAATCGAAAGCACCAGACTTTTATTTCCAAATATTATCGGTTCATCCATCCTAGCCGAGTCAAAAAGATAAGATGTGGATTCATTTGAATAAAAGAGATGGAAGACGTTCGATGTTATTGTTCCTTTTTTGGATGGATTTATGACACCAGATACAAGCATAACTTATTTGGGTTGAGATATTTTTTAATTGAGAGGTTGAACTAAACTGCCATCCATTCTTGTGTTATCATTGATAACTAAAGTAATTGTGCCAGCGGTGTTTTTTGCAGAGACGTAATAATAAGCACTATCTGTTTTGGATTGAAGGAACAGATATGGTTTGGATGAATTGTATGCCGAGGGCGTCTGTGAGATTACAACTGAACCAGCTACAATGGATACTTGATAGTTCAATCCATCGTTTGCCTGAACGATTTGAAATGGGAAATCATTGGCATTCATACCAACTGATTGAGAAGTGGCAGGGATTGCCGTGGTGGATAATGATAACGAACCAGATGTTCCGGTAAGTTGCACGGAGAACCAACTACCAGTATTGTCTGATAACCATGCTACACCACTTGGACAACCTGCTCCTATACCTTGCTCATCAACTCCACCGACACAGTTGACAATGTATTTTTTTCCTTTGTTTATAATAATTCTTTTTATCATCTTATTTCCTTTTCCAAAATTGTTTCTATATTCTTCATTTCCGTATATGGAATACGAATGAGTTTCTTACCAGAATCTTCGGCATATTTCGTTTTGATAGCATCTTTCTTTTGGGTGTCTCTTAAATTTTTCTCGGTGGTAATATATTTCCCCATATTACATCCAAATTTGAAATGTTGTTCTCCATCGTATTCAATCAATACATTTTTTGATGGTATGAAGAAATCGAATGGCAATGGAATTTTATCTCTACAATCATTAAATCTCTTTTGATTAACAAACTCTATGTTATTTTTTGTCAACACTTTTATTATTTCCAATTCTCCTTTCGAAGAATTACATTTTGGGCATCCATTTCCACTCAAATGATCATGTGGTCTTTGTAAAAATGATCCATGTTTAGTGCAGATTATTTCAACTTTTGTTCTATTATTTACATAAATTGATTTGGAATAATTATAAATGATTCCGTGAATATCCTTGCATTGTTGAAGAAATTCCTTTTTGGTGGAGGTATAGAGGTCTGATAAATTTTCAAAATGACATTTAGAACAACCGTGTCCTAATAAATGACTACTTGCTACTTGCCAGAAATTTCCGTGTTTTTCACAAACAATCTCAATTTTAGTGGAATTGTTTTTATAATTTACTTTGGAATAATCATATAGATCTCCATGTATCATTTTACATTTTTGGAGAAATTCTCCTATTGTTGTTCTGCGAAGATTTCCAATTAGTGTAGATTTGCATTTTGGACATCCCTGTTTTTGACTTACATGACAATTTGGTCTTTGTAAAAATTCACCATGTTTTTTACACATGATTATTATTTTCTCTCTACTATATTTATAAACACTTTTGTCATACCCATACTTCTCACCATGCACTTTATATGCGTTAGAGATCCATTCTTTGGTTGTTAGTTTATTACCATTCATATTCGAACTATTCTATCAAATTTAGGTCAACAATTCAATTATTTTTATTTGTTTACACCATAGTTCCCGTGGAAGTCAAGCGAACGAGCGAGAGTTGAGCTTAAAAGACTTCCATCCAAATATACATCTCCAGCCTTTACTTTACCACTTGTAATAGCATCCGTAAGTGCTTTGATGGATGATACTACATCCGCTAATGTGGTGGTATCTTGTGCAGTTTCTTTGTTAACAATAGAATCTTTCGTATTTGTAGGACTTGCTATACGAGTTCCATTTGGGGTCACTTTGACAGCATCAATATATGTTGCTGATGCTTTGGATTCTACTGGTTTTGACAACATTCCACCGAGACCACCCCGAAGTTTGTCGGCAACTCCATGTAATCCAAATTTATTAGCAATCCATCCCATAGCATCTCGGAATGGACTTGTTAATGCATCATATATCATAGTTCCAACGGATACTATACCATTCACTATACCCATTCCCAATTGTGATGGAGAATTTCCAACAAAAACCGATGCTATCCATTTATAAGCATCTACGAATGGTGAAATTAATACATCATAGAGTGCTCCGCCGATTGCTTTGATACCTTTCCATATATTACCAATCCAATCGCCCTTTACAAATTCAGTATTGCTGAATCGTGTTACGAGAGAATAGATGAATTGAATTGCTGCCACTACCCAACCAATTGGTTCAAGCCATTTGAGAAAGAACATTCCAATCTTACCAATTGGTGCTAATATTTTTCCTACAATTGGCAATACTTTTGAAATTTCTCCGACGAATTTAGATATTCCGCTTGCAATTTTTTCGATAAAGATTCCAATCTTTGAAAAAAATACGCCAACTGGTTTCAAATAATTAGATATATCCTCCCATATTACTAAAATTCCAAAAGTCAAATCTTTAATAAATTTTGTAGATGTAATAACATCTTTTAAATCAATTCCAATAGCATTGAGTATTTTGGATATACCAAGAAATCCCATATACACACCATTTATTCTTGCGGAGATGTCTATGATAGCTGGAACAATTGAAAGTAATGCACTTAATATTGGATATACAACTGATTGTGCCTTAATAAGCAACGAATTCCATTTATATTGGATTGCTACCAAATATTCTGCGTTTGATCTTTGCATGAGTTGTTGCTGGACAGTTTTTGCAATATCAGCACGCATCGCTGAATTTTGTTTTCTCAAATCCTCATACAGTTTCAATTGAGCTTTTTGTTCGGTAGTTCCTGCTGCACGAATATGATTGAGTTCTTTATCAATTTGAATCATGTTCAACAATTCTTCTACACTTCTACCAGTTGCTTTTGCGAATGCTTCTTGTTGGAATACATCCATACCAGTAGCAAAATTATTTTCTTTTGCAATACGTAGAATTTCCTTGGTCGAACCTTCTAAATCTCTACTATAAGCAAGTTGACGAGCACCTTGTAAATTGATTGACTTACCAAGTAGGACGGACGCTTCCATCTCGGCATTAACAGACTCAGTGAAGTTTAAAATGCTACGTGAGGCATCGGCAGCTTCATTGAATGAAGATCCCATGCGTCTCAATTCTACTGCGGTTTTTGCAATTGCCGAAGGTAGTCTTGATGATAATAGGAGAGCGTTTGTATTGAGGGATGTAATGTCTCCAAGAACTTCGCTAAAACTTACTCCTGCGGCATTTGAGAGAGATTTAGACCACAATAGAGTGTTCTTATTAGCTTCCATTAGAGTTCCACTCATAACTGCAAATGTCTGTAATGTTTTCAATGCAGTATCAGCACCAATTCCTAATTGAGTATTAAATAATACCAATGTAGGAAGGAGTTGTTTTGAGTAATTCCATATACCACCAAAATAGTTACTCATGGATTGTAGTGTGGACAAAGAATCATTAAGAGTCAATCCAAATTTTGTATATTGAATAGTAAGGTCTCTTGCTGTTTTATTTATGGATTCTCCCTCTTTACGAAGAAATCCCATAGTATAACGAAATGAAGTTGCTGCTTTATCCCAATCAATAAAGGTGCCTACAATTTGTTTCATAACAAATAATAAAGCAGCAGTTTTTGCGGAAATACCTCCCATATGTTCTTTAATTTTTTCCGCAATATACATTGTTGGTTTGAATTCAGTAAACATATCAATGACACTAAAATCCCCAGCCAATTTATCAATATTAGTTAAAACCCCATACATTTTTTGAAAATCCAAAGTCATGGTAGGTGGAGCAGACATCATATTCTTCAAAAGTTTTTGAGATATTCTCAATTCATCATTTATTTTTTTTTCTTCATTTTGATGATCTCTTATGTTTTTTACAATTTCTTTTAGAACCTTATTATTTTTAGAATATCCATTCTCTTTCATTCTGGCGAGTTTTAATTCTAAAGTTGAAATTTCTACAAGTGCGTCTTTTTGATTTTTTATGCTATCTAACACTTCAGCCTGAATGTCTCTAAACAGTTTGGCCGAAGTGTTTACTTTATCAAACTCGTCTGATATTTGTTGTGCTGGAATTGATGGCATATTTTATATTTCTCCTTGACATTTAACCGAACTATGATATGATGTTCCCATATGAAAATTGTAAACGAAAAAAATGAACTTCTTGGATATACCAAAGAAAGAAACAACAAAATCTATAATACGAATGGAATTACTCGTGGATACATTAGTTCTTTTTCTGGCGTTTTGATTGCAAAATTTTGCGGTAAATTTGATGGAAAAATTAGTGGAAAATTGGTTCCACATTTTAATGACGAGAATGTGATGATATTGATTGATAGATAAGTTCATATTGTTTTTCTTCAATATTTTTATTTCTCACGCATTTGGGAGTTCCATAAAGAATATGGGTCTCCACCCGTGATGTCAGGTCCATTTGGTCCACCCATAGACCACGGATCAAATCCTTCATCCGTATAAGATTTACCATATGAAGTTGTCCATCTACGACCTTTCATATATTTTTTATTACGTGGATCGGATGGGTCTCCCTCAATACTTGCTTCCGATACATTCGCCGTTAAATTTCTTGGACTCGTGCCTGCTGCTAAATTTGGATGTTCTTCATTTTCATCACCATCTTCCTCGGTGCTTTTGAATGAAGATACATCAGCAGTTCCAAGAGTTTCGCTTGGCGGCACGAGTTCTGGTGTATTATCATTACCATCATCTTCAGGTGTATTTACAAATAATGCTGGATTTGTATAATAAGATGCATCTGCTTTCAAATTTTTCAATACTCGTGTTTTTGCAGTATAATCGTCTTTTTTAATCATTTGAGCATTCTCATACTTAATTCCAGATTGAACTACATCGGCATCAAATTTTGAAAGTTGTTGGTCAACATCTTGAATATCATTGGTGGTATTCTGTCTCAAATTTGAATATGGACCAACCGATTTACTATTAACAAAATCAGGGGTTCCTTCGTCGGACTCTTTAATACCTGCATTTTTCTGTAATTTCTTTTTCAATGATTCATTATTCTCTGGTTTATGAGTGTTGGATAGAGGTTTCTCGTGAGAGATATTTGTAGATGCTTGTTTGGTATCATAATCATATGACACGAAATCGGGAGGTCCACCAAATGCTTTAACTCCCATATTCATCATGTCAGTCAAATCTTTTTGAACCTCATCGGGGGATTCTGGGTCTGGTGTTTGGTCTGTAATTTCCAGTATCAACCCAGCATTCTTCATCATTTTCTCTCTTAAAGTCATAATATTTTATAGTTTTATAACGTCCAATTTGTTTAATGGATGTAATTCGTTCCACTCTTCTGCTAAATTATTCTGTTCTTTTGCTATCCTTTTTAACTCATCCATCATGGCTTTTGTTGGTGCTCCACCAATAGAGGAATGATGTTTAAGGACTATGGCAAGTTTTTTTGCAACTTTGCTCATTTTGTTTCTCAATCGGTTTGTTTTTCTTTCGTCAGTCATACTAATGGTGCTCTAAATTCTGGTAACACTATTTTATTATGTTGTTTGATGACAGTATTGTGTTCTTTTACTAACTTATTCATTTTCCTAAATGTGGATGGCGTCCATGTTTTTCTTTTTGATGGATCATTCTCTTTTAGAAAAGTATCCAATTTCTTCTCACTCTCACTAATAAGAGGTTGAAGGAGTAAAACCAAGTTTAATCTTTCTTCTTCTGTCATAAAATTGTATATGTAGCATCTGGTGGGTTCTTCCCACCAACTACAATGTATTGGATTGGAATTCATATGTTCCTGTGAGGGCATATGAGGAGTTGATACTATATGTCATTCATAATCGCATGTCCAATACATTATGAATACAACCCTGCGGACATTCACATATGAACTCCAATCTATTAATAAATATAAAGTAGTTTCAAGTTATGCGTTATTTTTGTAATATTTTCTTTATTAAGAGGAAAATGTTTATATTTATTGTATAGGGTTGGCAACTTGTAAAGTCTGGTTGCTATGACACCGAATTCATTATGAAATCAAAATTGATACATTATGATTTATATGATTATTCAAAAGTTGATTATAAAAACAATCGCACCAAGGTAAAAATAATTTGCAAGAAGCATGGTAAATTTAATCAAACTCCAGATGCTCATATATTTCAAAAACAGGGATGTCCAATATGTAATGCATCCAAAGGAGAATTGAGAATTATAAAATGGCTTGAGTTCAAAGGTATTGGTTATGTTCATCAAAAACCGTTTTCTGGATGCAGAGATAAGGGATTATTGAAGTTTGATTTTTATATTCCAAGTAAAAATACCTTAATTGAATTTGATGGGGAACAACATTTTATGTGTGGGTTCGTTGGAAAATATAAAACTACACTAGAAGATTTGGAAAATATTCAGAGGAAAGATGCCATCAAAACAAAATGGGCAATGGATAACGATAAGAAATTAGTAAGAATACCATATACCGACATGAATGACATAGAAACAATTTTACAGAAACAAATATAAAATATGAGCGAAAAGAATCTATTGGTTGAGTATAGCACTTTCAAATGTGAGAGAATTGTAGAAAATGCTGCCAGCGATGCATTTATAGTGCGTGGATTGGTTCAAAGAAAGGGAAAACGCAATCAGAATGGAAGAATCTATCCTGATGGAGTATTGGAAAGAGAAGTTGAGAAGTATAGAAATACATTTATCAATGAGAAACGTGCTCTCGGGGAATTGGACCATCCAGAATCAAGTATTGTCAATCTAAAAAATGCCAGCCATCTCATAACTGACCTGCAATGGAACGAGGATGACCTATACGCCACGATGAAAATCCTGCCCACTCCGTCCGGTAACATCCTAAAATCGTTGCTAGAATCGGGAGTTAGGATTGGTATTTCAAGTCGTGGACTTGGGTCTTTGAAAAAGGTATCAGAGAATTCTTCCGTGGTTGGGGAAGATTTCGAGTTAGTAAGTTTCGATTTTGTCAGCAATCCTTCTACTCAAGGTGCGTTTATTTTATGTGAGGGAAAGAAAACTCGTATTGTTAATAATGATGATGTTCCAGTGATGACTCTCAAAGACCGTCTTCAATTTGCGGCTGGTATCAAGAAACAAAATCCATTGACAGAAAATATTGATAGACCAGTTGATAATGATTTGCAATACCGAATGAAACGTAGTGCTGGTATTGACACGATTTTGAACACAAAGCAGAAGGTCAATGAACGCTTTATCAAAGACTATACTCAAGACATGGCAGAAGAAGAGGGTGAATTGAGAGAATTGGAACAAAAGTTGAATGAACTATTCCCAAATATGAGAACCGAATTGATGAATAGTTCTATCCTCCTGTATTTCAAAGATTTCACCGCTACCATTAATCATCTGGTTATTGGATCTGGTTTGTTTGATTTTGTAGGTGAATACAATGGCAATAAATTTTCCGATAAGGAAGTTAGTATTGACCAAATAATCAATTTGATTGATTTCCCATATAAAGAACAATTTGAAAATGTAACTGATAATGATGTTGACGAAATCATTGATGGTCTTCAAGATGAGGAAGTATTGGTAAATGAGTCTTCCGACGAAGTAATTGACCTGAATGAATTACTTGATGAAGATCTGATGAAGTCGGCAAAGAACAAACTCATTCAACAATATAAAATGAAGCTTGGCACTCCTTTAAATGAAGACCAAGAGACCTCCACATCAATTCCAAATTCAAATCCATTGTTGCCAGAAGTATTGGACGATTCCAAATTCAATACATTTGAGAAACAATTAAAAATGGGAATTGAAGTTGAACGTGAGCATACGAATGACCCACTTTCAGCTGAGAGAATTGCAAATGACCATTTACGGGAAGATCCACATTATTATACTAAACTCAAAAAAGCAAAATTGGAAGAGGATTGTGATATAAATTCAATTGATATTGATGATATAGATTCAGAACTACTTCAAATGGCATTGGCACAGGAACTTGAAAATGAAGATGATATTGAAATTGCATTTCAAAATGTGATTGACAATTTACTATCAGATGAGAATTATTATAATGAATTGAATGAACAGGATGATGTATATCATGTCAATGCTGCTGGTCATGAAGGTGAATTCAATACAGATATTCGTGGAAATGGATTGAGAAAATCCAGAAAAATATATGTAGATGATACTGCGGATTTACCAGCTGCAATGAAAGCAATGTTAAAACCAAGAGAAAAAACATCTGGAACTGGAACTGAAAACAATGAAGATGAAGGTGGTTCTTTGACAAAAGAAGCAACGTATGACACTTCTCCAAAAAATAAAAATACAAAAATAAATTTATCTGGAAATGCTCTTGGATTAAAGAAGAGAATAAATAGTAAAACACCAAGAACATCAACAGAGATTTCTCCGAATAGGAAAGACATTATACCAGTAACTTCAACCGAAACGAGTGAATCGGTGAATGAGATTGCTCCTATAAATCAACATTATAATGTTCAATGTGCTTGGTGTAAAAATGGCATTAGACATGATCCAGAAATTACTGGTGTAAGTCATGGGATATGTCCGTCTTGTAAAGATACTTTTCTATCTCAAGCCAGAGCATCTAAACCAGTTACTAAGACTGCAACAGCCAATGCACCTGAGAAAGAACCAGCTATGGCGGAAGAAATAAGTAAAAAAGAATCCCGAAGAGACCAAGAAGGAAGAAAGGAATGGAGTCGTTTAGATCGAGGAGAGGATCCACTTGGAGATATGGAAAATAATTTACATTCCAGAACCAGACAAAAAAATAAGAGTCACCGAGGATTGCACTTAAATGAAGAATTCGTTCGTGGCAGTAAAGAGAGAATGAAAAAGTTGATTGGTTATAATAAATAATATGAACGGAAAAAAATTAACAACCGAAGAATTTATATCCAAAGCACGTTTTGTGCATAGTAATAAATTCAACTATTCATTAGTTTGTTATAAAAATTCCAAGGAAAAGGTTAATATAATTTGTCCGATTCATGGTATATTTGAACAATCTCCAAATCTTCATTTAAGTCAAAAGCGTGGATGCCCTACGTGTGGTAAACTATTAGGAATTGAAAAAAATACTCCACATTTGAAAACAAATTGGATTGGAAAGAAACATAAAATTTCCACACGAAATAAGATGAGAATGTCTCAACGTGGAGATAAACATCCGTTATATGGGAAGAAACATTCCAACGAAACCCGTCATAAAATTAGGGTTGGATGTATAAAAGCATTGAGAGATAAAGGCATATTTCCGGGTAGTGGAATGGTAAAAACTTATAATCCAAAAGCTTGTTTATTCATTGATAAACTCAATGAAATGATTGGATTGAACCTTCAACACGCTCTTAATGGAGGAGAAGTTGAATTGTATGGATATTTTGCAGATGGATATGATAAAAAGAAAAATATTATATTCGAATATGATGAATATAGACATTATGATATAAATGGAAATTTATTATCAAAAGATATATCTCGCCAAAACGATTTAATACAAAATATAAATCCAAGTTTGTTCTTGCGATTTGATGAGAAAAATAACAGACTATATGATGCACAAACAAATGCAGACATACAAGTTTTAGTAGAAACAATTTTAGAAAAGGAAATAAAAATATGAGTTTAGACAACAAGACAATGTGCCGTAATGCCGGAATTAAACCAAAAACGACCCCGACCAAGATCAACGAAGATATTACAATTCGTCGAATGGCAGGCGTCATTAGGACTACACAAGTGTTCCCCGTGAGCAATCCATTTGTTCAACAATTAAACTCCAAAGAGAAGTTGTTGGCGGAATACACCAAACTTCAAACCTTGAATATTCAAGGCAATCTTTCGCCATTACAGAAAACTTTGATGGAACATGTTTTACAAAAGCTTCAAGAGATTGCCAAAATGGAAGAAAATCTTCCACCTTCATTTGGACGGGGAGATGCTAACTGGCATATAACCCAACGAGTGAAAAAAGAATATGGACACGACAATCCAAAAACATACGCTGAACTTTGGGCAATTTATAACAAACATGTTAAAGAAAACATGCCAATGGAAGAAGCAGCACGAGCATATAGAACTCAATTGGACAACCAAGGTCTTTATTATGGAGATGTAAATGTGGATATTGATACTGATGGAAATGATCCAGAGTTGAACGAAAATGAGGAATATCCATTTCATGAACTTCCCAATGCCGAGACAAAATTGAAAATGGCACAACCACAAGTAAAAAAGATGGTCAGCCAAATGACTCCAGAAGAGAGAGAAATAGAGAGAAAACGTATTAAAGATAAGATGTCTGCTGAAAAAAATACCAATCTAAATGTCGGTCCATCTGTTCCTCCATCTGGTTTATCAATGAAAATTAATGAATCCGACGATGATTATTATCAACGCATTATGGCAAAATTGACTGCTGTTGATGGGAAAGAAGATTCTGAACTAACTCCCGAAGACATTGAGTTCAAAAAACAATATGCAAACATATTGAAGGCAATGGAACCAAAGAAAGATGGTGTTAACGAGAATGAAGAACCATCGGCGGATGAACCCGAGGGATTTGTTCATGCTTCAACTGGAACTTGGAACCGTGCTAAACGCAGAGCATTGAGTAATAAACTATCAAATACCCCCGACCCAGATTTGAGTGCAGTCAAGGCAGCAATGGAGAAAGAACTTGCAGAAAAAGATCCAATGTATGCTCTTCGTCGTCATGTTGCACAAACGAAAAATGCTAGTGATAAAGTGCGACAGGATTATTTGGATAATTTAAAATCACAACATGGTAAAGATAAACCTATTAATGAAAATGACCGAGACACTAAGTCTGATTTCTATAAAATGTTTATTGACTCATTAAAAGGTCTTCCGAAAGAGGAACGTGAGAGACGAATGTTGGCATACATGAATTCTGGCAAGTCAATGGGAGCAACCCATGCCGATATTATTAAGAAACAAAAACCTCCAACTGGCAGACCATCTACACCATCTGATTGGGATAAACCATCCGAACCAATTGATGAAAGTGATTCAAAATTTGAAAATGAACCTATTAAAATGAGTCCAGAAGTGGAGCGTTTGAAAAGAATTGCTGCTGCAAAAGAATATATTGCCAGCAAATTATTCAACGCTCGTTTGCGACAAGGTGACATTGATAGAGAAAAGAAAAAGGAATTTGATGCTTTCGATCCAATTATTGAAGCGGATATGAATCTCAATTTATATCATCCAAATCCAAAGATGAAGTTGACCGACCCAGAACCAGAAATACCGAAAGACCAATCAAAAAAACAACCAGAGAAATTGGTTCCTCAACGTGGCGAACGATTGAGTCCAAAGAAGGGTGAGAAAATTGAAATGCCTAGACCAAGTTTGTATCTTAATACTCATACTCAAAGTCCATTTGATATTGATAAAGATAAACGAATTGAAGATGCACCAAAATCCCCCAAAATGGCAGAACCATCAACATTTGATAAACATAATGTCAAACCGGGAGAAGACCCATTTAGACATTCAAATGGAAAAATTCCAGTTGGAGATGATGCTCCAAAATTAAGCATGAAGGAAATGCTGAAATACATGTCAAAGAATGATTTGATGGAAGTTTTATTGGAATTGAAAAAGAAAAAACAGAACGAAATAAAGTTGTATTCTTCGCCAACACCAGCATATCCCGGATCTAAATGGGTAAATGATGAACGTCCAAAACAGAATGATAAAGTATCAAAATCAAGAAATGATGGAGATGAAGAAGTAAATTTAGATTCGTTCTTGCAGAACATGAAAAATGATATATTTCCGACAACAAATGAAATTGCATTTCCAGATGATAAGGATAAAACAAAAGACGTTGAAATTCCGAATGATAAGATATTGGAACCGGGGTGGGATTCTGAAACCACTGGATCTGTAGATGAGATTTCAACTGCGTCTTCAGTGGCTGGATATAATAGTGCAAATGCGTTTGCAGCACCGGGTCAAAAAAAGAACCGAGGCACAGAGCAGAGTGAACGAGAGGGTTATACATTAGTTGGAATGCAGGATGAAGTTATTATTAGTAAACCCAAGAAGGTCAAATCTGGAATTGTGAAAGAATCTGATAAGGTTCCAAATGATTATGGAACTAATAAAGGATTGAAATACAAAACACATCAACGTCCATCAACCGAAACTCCAGATAGATTGACAACGGAACAAATAAAACAAGCCATTCAGGAAATGAAGGCAAATAGAAAATAAGAAAATTATGAAAAATATAAGCATGTTAGATGAAGCACTTGCTGAAGTGTTCCAAAATGAAATCAATAAAAAATTGCCGGAGCGATATGAAGCACATATCCTCGATTCTGGGCAAGTCTGTATAAAACTTTTATTCGGGTATGTAATTGTGTCTCCTAAAGGTGCCAATACATACCGTATAGATGGATTTGATGCACGCACCAGTCGTCAATACTATGCTCCATCAATTCCATTGGAATTGGCGGCGAGTGAAATCATGAGAGTTGTTGCTGGTGATACATCTGCAAATGATCTAATCAATACCTTCCACAAATATACTTCAAAAAATCCGATGGAGAAGACAAAAATGTCAGTTGAAGGTCCATCTGAGACTGCCGAAGAAGCTCTCCGTGAACTCAAACACGAAGGATGGGAGAATATTGACCATGAACGTGGTGGAAAAGTCATTACCCTCAATGAAAACCGTTCTCGCAATGATGCTGCATTCAAAGATACCACTGGCGGAAAACGTTTAGGGTTGACGGCTGACGGGCGTGTTGCTATCATTGATACCATCAAGGGTCAAGTTATCATTTAACGTTTTAGTCCACAAGTCCATATTAGTAGTTTTAGATACATATCAGCGTAGCATGTAGGGAAGTCCTGCAACGGTGTTCAGTTTAACGAATAATTCTGCATCCATTCATCACTGACATGTATCTTACGTTTAGTTTCCTCTCCAATTAGTTCTGAGTTTCAATATTACAAAAATAATTGTGCTTTTCTGCATATACTTCTCTATGTATATGTCAAGTAATAAGACGACAATGATATGAAAACCAATGCAGAGAAACGTAAATTGAACAATGAAGCCAGAATGCGGCATTATTATAGCCATTTGAATGCATCCAGAAAAATGGCAAGGAATTATTACCATCAGAAAAAGAAGTTGATTAAATTGATTGAAAAGGAGTTGAAATGAAATACACTCGTGAACAGTTTATAAATCTGGCCAAAAAAGTATATGGTAAAAAATATACTTATGATAATTTAGGTTATTCCAGAATGAACGACCCAATTTACAATGTAACCTGTCCTATACACGGAGGGTTCTCAATTTCCTCTGCCAGTAATTTCATCCACCGTAATACTGCATGTCATACATGTAATATCAAAAATTCAAAAAGAAAACAAATCTGGAATACTGATTGGTTTGTCAAACGTTCTAAAGAAGTTCATGGGGAAGAATATGATTATAGTAAAGTTGATTATAAACGGAACACTACCAAAGTAATAATCATTTGTCCTACTCACGGCGAATTTCAAACATTACCATCCAACCACGCACGAGGTTCTATATGTCCAAAATGTGCCATTAAAGAAAGCCGAAAAAAACGGTTGTTGACAAAGGAAGTTTTCATCGAGAAAGCAATAAGAGTCCACGGAGAGAGATATGATTATACCGACACCAAATATAGTGGACGACTTTACCCTATAACAATTGGATGTCCCATACATGGTCTAATCACCATCAAACGTGCAAGTCAGCATTTGAGAGGTCAAGGATGTCCACAATGTAAGCAAAAATGAATATACATTCGTTAAAAAGATTGTTGAGCACGTTGATTGATGTAGAGAGGGTCATATCAACAAATCTGATTCGTTCATTTGAATGGAACCAATTCACAAACATAAAGAATGAACTTGAGAAAGATATTATAAAGTATCAAGATGTATTACATTTATCAAACGAAGACATTGCAAATTTGAAACATGAAATCAAAAAAACAAATCAATAAACCGGAACCTCAACAGGTTAAAGAAAAGGTGGCAGTTGTTGATAAAAAATCAATCCAACTCTCCCCAAAAATGCATCCAATTCTTGACCACCCATTTGTTAGATGGGATGAAAATTTTCAAACTGTATGAAAAATCTTACAACTAAAGAATGGATTACCAAAGCACGTTCAGTGCATGGTAATAAATTTGATTATTCCAAAATTGATTATATCAAATCTCGTATAAAAGTGGAAATTGTATGCAAAAATCACGGATCATTTATTCAAGAAGCAAATACTCATTTAGGGGGTCACGGATGTCCTATTTGTAGTAGTAATACTATTCCAACTACAATGGAATGGATTTCTCGTGCCAAAGAAGTTCATGGAGACAAATATAATTATGATGGAGTGGTGTATAAAAGATCCAACAAAAAGATTGAAATTATTTGTAAAAAACACGGAATGTTCAGTCAAAGACCAAATGACCATTTAAATGGAAGTGGATGTCCTAAATGTGGAATACATAAACGAGCAAAATCGCATACATTAACGAGTGAAGAATTTTTACGACAATGTAAGGAAGTTCATGGGGATCTATACGATTATTCCAAAGTCAACTATGTGAATAATCAAACAAAAGTGGAGATAATTTGTAAAAAACATGGTTCATTTTATCAATCAGTTGGAAGCCATATTACTCAACGAAGTGGATGTCCTATGTGTAATGCATCCAAAGGAGAGATTCTTACTGAGAAATATCTTAATGACAATGGTATTATTTATATTCGGCAAATGACATTTGATGGTTGTAAAGGGGTTCGGGGATGGAAATTGAAATTTGATTTCTATCTTCCTCATTACAATATTTTAATCGAAATTGATGGAGCACAACACTTCAAAGTAGGAAAAATTGGAAACCATTATATGACACAAAATGACTTTGAAAGAATTAAGCAAAATGACGACATCAAAAACCGTTATGCTTTTGACAAGAAAATCAAGATGGTGAGAATACCATACCGAAACAAGACGGACTATAATAACATAGTCCCAATATTAACCAAAGAAATTATATGAATATGGCCGAAAGAGAATTGGAAATCCGTAATATAAGAGCGGGCATCAGACAAGAACCACAGACCCTACCAGCAAGAGATATTACTACTGGTGGAAGAACTTCAATTGTCAATGAAAATGTCCATCTGACAGATGCTCAACATTTACATCAAGAAAGAACTATGGCTGATCCAATATGGGTGCGGGAACTATTCCCCGCCGAATTGTCTAACTACCGTGCATTAGTTGCAAAATATAAGTTCGGAATTAGTGATTTCAAACCACGAGGAAATAACAATTACATATCATTCGTCGCCTCAAATGGACGTTACGTTGTGGTAAACCTTACCACGGACAAAACAAAAACGTTTGATGACAAAAGCGAATTAAGATTTGATTTCTAAAATACAATTTGATGTTACGGATGGAATACAGGCGTTGGGAGAACCTACGCAGACACATGGCGTGAATATGAACACCATCTGTAACATCAATCTTTAAAATGCCACAGAAATTAACACCCGAAAAATTCATCACCAAGGCAAAATCTGTGCATGGTAATTCATATGATTATTCGTTGGTCAATTATTTGAATAATAGGATCAAAGTGGAAATCATATGTAAGAAGGGTCATGGCAGTTTTTGGCAAAGTCCATATTCACATTTACGGGATTGTGGATGTCCTAAATGTGGTGGTGTGCATCGTTCAACTAAAGAAGAATTTATTATCAAATCCAATCAACTACATGATAATAGATATGATTATTTCAATGTCATTTATGTGAATAATCAAACCAGAGTAAGAATAATTTGCCCCCAACATGGATTGTTCATACAAACCCCAAATAGTCATTTAAATGGAAGTGGATGTCCAATTTGTCATACATCTAAAGGAGAACTTCTTACAGAGAAACATCTCAATGACAATGGAATTGTTTACATCAAACAAATGACATTTGATGGTTGTAGAGGAACACGGGGATATAAATTGAGATTTGATTTCTATCTTCCAAATTACAACATTTTGATCGAAATTGATGGAATACAACATTATACATACGGTCAAAATTTTAATGGTCATAAGATTACTAAAGAAGAATTTGAAAGAACAAAACGAAACGATGAAATCAAAACTCGGTATGCTTTTGATAATAAAATCAAGATGGTGAGAATTCCATACCGAAACAAGAAGGATTATAATAACATAGTCCCAATATTAACCAAGGAAATTTTGTAAACCCTTTCTCTACATCCCCCTAATAAAATGAATCTAAGAAACGCATCCCAAATATCCTGTGCCGAGCTTATCAGTAAAGACATCCATCAAAAATCTACTCTTAAAGGAGTTGGAATTGGACAATGGACTATATTACAACTTGAGATTTCAGAGATTGAAATAATACAGAAAAAATTCAAAGATGACCCCATAGGAATGTATAAATTCATACAAAATGGGTTAAGAGAATTTGAACCAGTGGAGGAAGAGGATGAGATTGATTTGGATGAATTGCTTCAAAACCTGTTAGAGGAATCGGTGGAGAAAGTTGATGCATTGGTTGCACCACCAATTGATGATAGCAATGGAGAACTATTGGATGAAGAAATTAATGAGATGGTTGCGAGTATGAAACAAGAACTTGATGATTTTGCCGCCAAAATAACTCCTGAAGAGGAAGAAAAATATTCCAAAATCTATAAAGAGATTGGTAACTATATTACTACAAATTTTGACGGTATTATAATGCGTATTGATGTTCTTTCTTCAAAAGAAAATGAATGGATGAGAACACCAGAAACCACAATTGAAGAAATGTCATTGAAAAAACAATTGAATGATGCAGTAGAGAATAAACTGAGAGAAGTATTAAATAGTAATATAGAAATCCAACGATTTAAGAAATGGTGTTCTCAATCTGATAATGACGATGATGATGGACCTGATGATTGGAAAAATCTTGTATGAAGGGCAATCCAAGATTAACAATTAAAGAATTTGTATCTCGTGCCAAGAAAATTAACAATTAAAGACTTCATCACCAAAGCACATTCGGT